GCCTTCGCTTCGGATTGCATCGTCACATTGACGTCGCCGACCGCGTCAGAAGCCGCCTTGATGCTCGCCTGATCGGTCGCCGCCTGGATCTGCGCCATCTGCACCTTGAAGTCGTTGTCCGCCTTCTGGAGCGCTGCAATGGCGTCAGGCGACAGGCCAGCCTGAATCGCCTGCGTGACCTGATCCGTCGTGCCTTGATCGTGACCGAGCACGGCGCCGCTCACCGCACGCAGCGCAGCGCCCGCTACCATGCCCGCGGGACCGCCGACGACAGATAGCGCGGTCGCTAATGTCGGCGCGACGCCACCGAGTATCGATTTCCAGTCCATCACACCCCCTTTCGCATCATGTCGGCGAGGCGTTGCGCTCTGCCCTTTACTTGCGCGGCCCATGCGGACGCCAACATGCCGTCCGCTGCTGCGTCGTATTTGCCCTGACGCATGGCAACGAGCGTGTTCCGGAAGCCGAGTAGTTTCGTGATTCCGAGATTGAACGCCATGTTAGCCAAAGCGCGCTGTCGCACGTCGTTGAGATCCGTCCACCAGGGCAAGTTGCGGTCAAGATCGTGGAACACGTCTTCGAGATCGTCATCGAGCAGCGAATTAATCTGCATGTCGTTGAGCGGATATTTCCAGCCTGCTGGTAGAGGCTTCGCGTTCAGGTTGTGCCCGACGCCAACCGTTGGAATGCCCTTCGTGTCGTTGTACGGCGAATAACGAACGCCCTCGTCGCGGCGCAGCTCGGCGATCAGCTTTTGAAGGTTCTCGTTATTCATCGACATTCGCATCCCCTTTTCGCAGGCGCTTGATCGACGAGTAAATCTGCAATGCCGTGTAAATCACGGACAGCGTGAGCAGCACGCGCGGGAAATTCGCGTCACTCCACGCGAGCGCCGTTGCGTACCACGGAGGCGCGATTTGCGCGACCGTCTGTGCGACGGCTGAAGCGGTGTCTTTCATGGGATCGGAAAAGAAAAAGCCGCCCGAAGGCGGCTTAGGGTTACTTACGGCTGACCTTCTTACTGGTTCACGTTCGCGTGCCAGTAGAAAACGAGGTTGGACGCCTGCGATGCGTTGATCGTTATCGTGAACTGTGTTGACGTAAACGAAGCAAGCCACCAGCGCGCGCCGAGCGTGTCGCCGGCCGGAACCAACTCTATCTGACCATTGCCCGGCGTGACGGCCAATCCATGATTGACGACAATACTGAACGTGCCGGCCGTGATCGTTGCAGTCCCCGTTTTCTCGGTGATGAATCCCGCGTTACCCGAGAGGCTGAAATTGCTTGCGCTGGACTTGCCGAAGAGTGGCGTAGTCGTCGAAGTGAATGTGTTCCCTGACAGGCTGCCACCCGACACGGTCCCAGTAATGCCGATGCCCGTATTCAACTGGACGAACGTATTACCCTGAATGACGATGCCTGTGTTCACTCCAGCGAGCGCAACCGCGGTCGTTACGTGGACGTTGTCGCCGCCAAAAATCGACCCGAGGATGAGAAGATTAGTAACGCCCGTCAAGTTCAGGTGCGTCCCGGTGTTCTGAACATCACCGAAGAAGCACCCGATAATCGTCAGGTTCGCAATAGGATTCGACGTATCGTTCCAAATCTGCGACGGCCCGAGCGACGGCCCCGGCTCAAATGAAGTCCGAAGAATCGTCCAAAAGTTATTCGGATTGGCAATAGCGGTCGTGCAGTAGCTGATCTCGCAGTTGCTTACCGTGACGGCGTTGCTTGCGCCAAGCGAGCCATTCAAGCCGCCGCGGATCGCGCAGTTTGCCCGCGCGAAGATGCAGTTCTCGATGACGTAGCCGCTGACGTTATTGATCGCCACCAGGTTGCCAGCGGTGTTTGTCGTTCCGAGCTGAAGGAACTGGCATCCATCGATCTTGCCCTGCGTGATATTTTGCGGCGTCGCGCAGGAGGCATCGAGCAACGTTCCGCTATATGTGGCGCTCGTGTAGGCAAAAACGATGTCATGGAACGAACAGCCAATCCCGCCCGTGTTGTTGATGCACGAGGTCGAGCCTGATTGCGTGAACTTGATCATCGTGCCAACTGCGTTGCCACCCTGGAAGATGCCCCCGGCGCCACGCAAATGCACGTTGCTGAAGTTCGCCATATTCCATTGGCCGGAGCAGATATAGACGCCTGCCGGGAACCACAGCGTACCGCCAGCAACGTTGACTGCGGCCAATGCGGCATTGATCGCGGCAGTGTCATCCGTTACACCATCGCCTACAGCGCCGAACTGCTTTACATTGACGCGGGTGCGCAGCTCAGACTGCACGGAAACAGGCGTCGCGCCGGTTCCCGCCTGAGTAAATGTAGAATCTGATGCCGAAAGCGAAGTCCATGCGGGAGGCAGGCTAGCTCCGCTAGAGCGCAGAACCTGGCCTACCGTTGAACTTGCGGGGCTGACCAATTGAACGGGTACGGTCGTCGTCATTGTATTTAACCTCGATAATTTAAACCGTTACGCCGAAGCTGCGCCACGTACCCGGCGAGCCACCCGCAACACACACGAAACCAACCGGGACGCCAGCCGAATTGCTGAGGTTCGTATTCCAGACGATTTCACCCGCGCCATGTGTCCCGCTTACCGGCGCGGCGGAACCATACGAAGTCAACTTGAAATTACTGTTCGCGCCAACGACCGTATAGGGCTGATTGATGCCGATGAACGTTTCGTTCGTTGCCGTGTTGAAGTTGCAGCCGGTGTTTTCAACGATACCAACCTGGCCGTATGTAGGCTGCGACTGGTTATACGTATTCCGGTAGAACTCGTTTGTCGCACACGTCGATCCGAGGTAAATGATCGCGTTGCCAGGCAAGGACTGACCGACGTCGTAGAATTCGTTGTCGTAAACCTTGGATTGAACAACGTTCGTCAGGACGATTGGCGTATTCAGCAGGTTCGCGAACTTGTTGCCCTTGATCGTCATGCGCGAAGCGTTGGCAAGGCTGATGACATTCCCGCTCAGCACCGGATACGCAGCGTTCCCAACGATGTTGTCGCTGATGATGAACTGACCAGGACCAGTCAGCGAAATCAGCGCGGCACTAATCTTGGTCCCGCTCAATGCCGTCTTGTGATTGCCCGAGATGATGCAGTTATACATATTGTTCGAACCTGCCACGCCGCTAATTGGCAAGTCATAACCGCAAAACTCGTTGTTCTTGATCGTCACATCACGAACTTCTCGCCCCGTCTGCGCAGAAATATTCGCGTGCAGAAGGATCGGTGTTTCGTTGCTCGAAGTCGGATCGGCCGTCCACGTTGAGTTGTGGATATGCGTGTTGCCAGACCATCCCTGCATGTCGATGCCGATATGTCCGTTCGAGTTCGCCGGAGCATAGAAATCGTTGTGATCCATCAGGGTATCGCCGCCCTGTTGAACCTGAATGCCGATTGTCGTCGCAAACGTGTTGTACAGAAATTCAGCGACACCATAGCCGGCGTTTGCCAGACCGTAGCCGCTCATGCCGACGAAGCTGTTGCGCACAACGTGCGAGCGCGTCGAGTAGTTCAGCAGAACGCCGTTCGTAGCGAGGCCATTGCCATCGAACACGAGGCCGTCGATCTTGGTGTAATACGGCGCGATATTGCCGTTCGCGTACTGAATGGTCAGCATGGTCGTCATGCTGGCGCCCGCCCTAATCGTGCTTCTTCCGGGCGAAACGATGCTGACAGTCCGAATATCGGAGAAATACAGTTGATAGTTCGTGCCGATAACGGGCTGAAGCGGAACCTGAACCGAACACGTCAGCGGCGACTTGATAAGGAACGTTTTGGACGACGGGAAATAGACCTCACCGCCGACGTTCGCAGCGAGTTGAAACGCCTTATTGATCGCGGCCGAATCGTCCGTCACGCCATCGCCGCACGCGCCGAAATTGGGATCTGTCACGTCCCAACGGTGGTTGATGCGGTTGTACAGCGCCGACCCGGGCGCTACGGTGGTATCGACGACGCTTCCGGCAGCCGGCGTATTGATCGGCAGCGTAACGCCACCCTTGACCCATACTTGCAATACGCCGACCGGAATCGGCGCATTGAACGTGAGCGTCTTGAAATTCAGCGTGTAGGTCGTCGGCGATTGCGTGATGCCGTCGAACACAACAGAGACGTTACCCTCTGCGCCGTAGACGTTTGCCAGCGTCAGGACGGTAGTCGTGCCCGCAGTGAAATCCGCGCCCGCGTTGAACACTTCATCGATCAACTGGCCTTGAATCAGACCCGTCGATGCATCCGTAACGATCTGATCCCAAATCGTTACGCCCGATGCGTCGCAAACAACTTGACGATATGTGCCGCTTCCCCATACGATGGCTTGACCCCGACTGTCAAGCAATACGGGGTTGGTGTTCTGGATCGTGCCGGCTTTATCCTGAAACGTCGGCAGCGGGTTGGTCGTTCCGGGCGCGTAGTAATAGACGGACCCGCCCGCCAGAGGCGCGCCGTTTTGATCCACGAACTGAAGCTTTGCGTTCGGCAGAAGCTGCATGTATTGCCTCAATAAAAAAACCCCGCACTAGGCGGGGTCGGGGGAAAAGATGATTGAAGTACTAGACGCTGACGGCAACGTTATTCACGTTGTTACGCGCCCACGCCGCGGGACGGCGTTTGCAATCGACGGCGATAAATTGAAAAGTGCGCCCTCATGGAAGCCGAAGCGGACAGCTCATTGGCTGATCCGCTTCGTATTTCCGCTACTTCTCCCAGTCGACGCGTGGATTGCGAAACGATTCCGCTAACTTATTCGCGGAGCGCCGGTTGACGAACTCAGTAGCCTTGCGCGTGAGCGCTGCGCCCGCCGGGCCAGCGACAGCAGCGCCAAGCGGGCCAAACATCGCAGAGGCCGCGCCGGTCGTTGCTGCGGTCGGCGCCCATATGACCGCCTTTTGCAATAAGTTATGACCTTGCGCCGCGGCGCCGGGGTAAGCCGTTGGCTTCTGCAGAACATGCCCTGCATCGTTCAACGTACGGAACCGGCTCATTTCGGCGTCATCGAAAAGAAGCCCCATGCGCGATCGCTGATCGTTCAGTTGCTTCGTCACTTTTGCCGCATTCCACTCTGCGCCCTGCCCCGCCTTATTCACCCCATCCGCAAACACGCCCTTCATTTCAGAAAGCGCCTGCTGCGCCATCGGCTGAAGTTCGGCTGGCGCGTTTTTCAGAGTGTCGACGATGTGTCGAAGTTGACCAACGGGCATCGAGGTGAGCTTTTGGCCGATCTTTTCGTCGGGCACGGCTTGATTGATGCCGCCCGGACCTTCCTCGTTGAGCAGCGAGGAAATTCCCTTCGGATTGTCGAGAACGTTTTTTCGTTCGGCATGAAGCGCTCGCGCCTGCGCGTACACATCGTCGCCTGCCGACTTTGCCACATCGGAATCTAGCGCCTCCTTGATTTTGCCGATCAACCCCGAATTCTGAGGCGACCACTGGCCGTTGATGTATTGGCGCACACCTTCAGCCTGCTTAGCCGTCATCGGGTTAAAAGTGCCATCAGCGTTGCGAATGCCCTGCTCTTTCAGGTATGCATTGATGCCACGCCCAAGAGCGCCGTTTTCCGCCTTGCCGGCGAAATTCGACTTGGTATCCATCAGAGAGCCAAACGAATCCGCATCGATGCCAGCAACGCCGCCAGCTCGCTCGTCCGCCGCCTTGTAAACACCGCGAACCGCGTTGTCGTAATAGTCGTTGAGGCCGCGCAACGGGTCGCGAATGATTTGACCAACTTCCTCCGGCGAGGCGCCACGCGCGCCGGTATCGTGCGAAATTTGCTGTGAGTAATTCTGGAGCGCAACCCGCTCCTTGTCGAACTGAGCACGCAACACCTCGCCTTGCGGCGTGTCCGTCTTGGCGAGTTGGTACTCATTGCCGGCCGTGAACTTATCGCCAGAGATTGCGCTTGGGCGATGGTCTTCCAGGCCAACCTCTCGCATCAGGTCTAGATTCTTCTGCTGCTGATCAGGCGCAAGCTTCGCCTTAACCGTGGCCGGCGCTGAATCGTCGAACTTCGGAATCTCGACAGGAGCGGGAGGCGTCGGCGCTGGCGCAACCTTGCTCGTCGAGTCATTCGCCGCCGCGCCCTTGCCAACGGCTTGCGTTGCCGGGGCTTGCGGCAGATCCGGGCGCCCCGCCTGCGCATCATTGACCGCGGCGCGGTTAAGGCCGATAGCATCGTTCGCAGCCGGCGCGCGCGCGATCGTTGCAGCAGGTTTCGGCACGGCCCCGCCTTGCTCAACCTCGAGAAGAGCCGACAGGTCGTTCGCAGCGGGCGACACCGGAAGGCGTGAGACGTTGGCCTGCGGCAGGCCCTGCGGAACTTGGCCGACTCCACGGTTAGCGAGTTCGATGCTACCCGGCGTGGGCACCGGAACATCAGACTTGCCAAGCGCCTTGACGAGAGAATTAGCGCGCCCCGCCAGTTCGGGTGCGACAATCTGCGCCGTCGCGCTAGGGATCACATCGTTGAGCGTCGCCATAAACGGCGATTGACCCTGTACGAAGTTCTGCTTATAGCCTCCCGCGACAGCCTGCACCGGCGCCGAGTTCACAATCGGGCTGAGTGCGTTATTGGCGACGCGCGCAAAGTCTGCGTTCGCTTGCTGTCCACCCTCCGTCTGCGGGCGATACGTGAGCGCATTTTGTGTGCTCTCGCCGATCTGCTTCGCCTGATCGAAAGAAACACCCGGCAGCGCCGCCGCTCCGAGGCGAGCAATCGTTCCGATAGGCGCCGCAATAGCGCCCGTCGCGGCAGTCAGAAGCGGCTCGACAGCAGCGCCGGCCATGTTCTTGATCGACCATTCCGGCGTACCCGACTTCGGCGACTGCGACGCCTGCGCAGGCTGAGCGGCGGCCTTCGTCGCCATGAGTTTGCTAAACGGATCGCCGCCAGCAGCAGCCGGCGCGGCCGAAGTTGTCGACCCGCCAATGAGCTTGCTGAACGGGTCGTCGGCCGCCGATGCGACGCCAGCCGTAGGCGGCAGACCGGGAAGCGCGGATTGCGCCATTGGCTTTCCTTGATAGTTGGCGGAAATGCGCTTGACGTAGCCCTGCGTTTCCGGGAAGTTCGGGATTCCTCCCGCCTTGTCTACGGCGCCCGGCCCCGCGTTATAGGCCGCTAGAGCCGTATTCACGTCGCCGTATTTGTCGAGCATCTGGGCCATGTAGCGAGCGCCGCCCATGATGTTCTGAACTGGATCGCTCGGATTCGAAACGCCCATCTCCTTAGCGGTTGCCGGCATCAACTGCATCAGGCCGGTCGCTCCTTTCGGAGATACAGCGTTCGGATTGCCCGAGCTTTCCTGAGTCATCATGGCCTTCAGAAGCTTCGGGTCTACGTTGTATTGCTTGCCCGCAGCCTCGAAAGCATCGTCATAGTTCGCCATTATTGGGGACCGTTGATATAGCCGTTTTGGACCGCCCAGTTATATTGCGTGCGGAAGGTTGCTTGCTGCTTCGGATTCATGCTCTTGACCATCGCCTGCACCTTGGTCGGCTCCATCTGGTCGGCAACGAACACGCGTGGGTCCATCGTCGAGCCAAATTGCGACTTCCACTGACCGTATTGAGACGGTTGCAGGCCGGCGCTTTCCCACGCCTTCATGCGCGCCTGCTCCATGCGCTCAAGACCAAGGTTCACCTTCACCACGTCTTGCGCGGCAAGGTTGGAGATGTGCGTATTTCCGTTGCCAGCGATAGCCGCAGCGAGCTGCGAGTCTGTTCCATGCCCGAACGAAGCCGCCTTCTGCTGCGCGTACTGCGTGAGGTACTTATTCGCCTCGTCGTAGGACGCAACCTTGTCAGCAGGGCCGCCAAGCGTTGCAACCAAGCCTCGAACTGCGTTCAGCTTGTCGGCGCCCGTACCTGTCTGCGCCTTCGAAAGTGCATCGCCCGCGTTTTGCAGCATGTTCACGCGCGTTCCTGACTGCGCATTCGACTGCTGATCGGCTGACAGCATGTCGCCGCCTGCCGCGTTCACCTTCTGTTGCGCCTCTACAGTGCCAGCGGCCGGAGCCGTCTGGAACGATCCGCCAGGATAGCGCCCGTTTCCGCCGTCGCCAGATCCGCCTTGAGGCTGCGCTTGCGGGGGAAGAAGCCCGCCAACGCCGGTTTGCTTCATGACCGAAGCCGTAGGAACCTTCGAGTGCGAGCCATCCGGGTTGATTACATCGACCATCTGCGCCGCCGTTTCTGGACCGACCGTGTTTTGGAAAACGGTCGTCGGAGTGACCTGGCCGGAAACTGGACTCTGGTTGTAGAGCGTCGTTCCACCGCCGGTGCTGACGGCGCCAGTCTTCGGAAGCATGATGCCAAGCTGCTGTGCAGCGCCCGATGCTTGCGCAACGTGATTCGCCGCCCACTGTTGCAATGCACCCTTCGGCGCGTCTGTCCCAGGCATATCGGCGAGTGCTTGCGCCGCGATCTTTGGCGTAATCTGCCCGCTATCAATTGCGCGTCCGATTGCGGCTGTTACATCAGACGCGGTTGCGTTCGGGTTGTTCGCGATTGCCCCGGCCGTCTGATACGCCCACCCAATGTGCTTCGCGGCGCTGTCTAGTTGCTCGTTTCCGAGTGCGACATCACCACGCGCGAGCGTTTGCTGCTGCTGCTTCTGCGTGTTGATGCCCTGAACCACTTCGCCGAGCTTGAAGCCGGCCGCAGGGTTCTGGCTGATGATCGCCATCAGCTTGTTATTGTCGACCTGACCTGTCGTCGGATCGGTTGCCTGCTGATAGGCGGCAGAGATAGCGCGATTTGCGTCTAGCCCCTGCTGCGCGGCTTGGCCGTTCGCGTTGTAGGCGCGAAACTGCGCGACCTGCAACGCCTGTTGAAGCGGGTTGATAGGCTGCGGCGCGTTCGTGTTGAGAGCGATACTAGTGTCAAGTGGCATCGTTATACCGTGAAGTAGTTCGGGTTGCCTGCCGCGGTCGTGCCGTAAGTTGGGTTCGCCGCAACGGCCGACGATGCATTGTTGTTCAACAACCCATATGTAAGGGCCGAACTGCCGACGCTGTTCAGCGCCCCACTTAGCGCATTCGACGAGCCGATCGTCCCGGCCGCGCTCGCATTAGCACCGCTCGTCAGCGTATTGCCGATGTTGCCGGCCGACGCAGCGCCTAGCGATCCGTTCGTCGCTGCCGCGTTCTGCCCGTTGCTGACAACGCTCTGCAGGCGGTTCACGTTGTTAGACGCCGTGTTGTAGTTCGTCTGGAACGTTTGCAACGCGCGGTTGTAGACATCGTTGTACGTCGAGTCAGCCAACCCCGTTGCGTAGCTCGATGCGCCTTTAAGCGCCGCCCCTGAAGTACCAAGCCCGCGCGCCGCTGCGCTGTTTTGCGTCGCCTTCAGCCCTTGATTGAGCGTGAACTGATACCCTGGGGTCGCCTGCGCTTCTGCCGCTGTTGGTGCGCTGAACTGCTGCGTCAGCGTGGGGTTCGACAGCGCATCCTTTAGCGGGTTGATGTAGCTAGAACCCAAGTCCATATAGGGCTTGAGGTTTGCCTGCGTCTGCTCCCACTGTTGTTGTTGAATCTGAGCGGCATTGTTAGCTGCGTCAGCCTGCGTGTTTGCCGCGCTCTTAGATGCGCTCGACGAGATCGCAGCACCACCGATCGCGCCGGCAGCGGCGATAGAGCCGCCAATAACGATTGCCATTAGTTAGCCCTCAAAGCCATTTGCCATACAGTTTTTCGACCGGCTCAAATTTCAGGAATTCGAACAGCGCGCTCGCGTCCTGCTTTACCTTGCTGCTGACAACCCAATAGTTGACACCGCGCCGCTTCAGTTCCTTTTCCGTGAACCGGAACAGCTTTGCGCCGTCCCATCCGCCGCGCTTGTCCTTGCGCAGATAGAAGATATCCAGATGACAGGTAAGGCACGTTTTGTAGTGAAGGCCTGGTGCGATAAATCCGATGAAATAGCCGACCAATTCGCCGCGCTCACGCATCGTCACGAACAGCAAGCCGCCGAGCCTTTCGCGCTCGATGTACGTTGAGAACTGCGGATCGAGCGGGAATCCCGCATCCCTGTGCAGAGACAATTCTTCGTAGTGGACAGGAAGCAGCGCCTTTAGTTCTGGCAGCGTTTCTTCGAAACTCTCGGCGGCGATCGTTATCATTTGCAAGCCTTGATATCGACGATCAAGTGAATGCGATCGTCTGCGCTGTTGTTGATGACTGAATGCATCGACGAGTTATCGAACCACCATACTTCGCCGACGCGCATCTGAACCGTTTCGCCGCCCGCGTGGAACACGGAGCCGGGAAGCGATTGGAGGACGATGTGATACCGCTCGAAGTAAGCCGCGTGATCTCCGCTATCAACATGCGGATCGATAACGGCGCCCGGCTTCAGCTTCGTGATGATGCAGCGCCCCAGGCGTTCTCCTTCAACGCGGGCCATCAGCGCGAAGATCAGTGCGCGAGCCTGCGGAAGCGCATAGAACGCCGGGTAATTGATGGATTCATGCTGATCCATCACATGCGCCGGATCTGCGGTTTCCTCGTATGTTTTCAGGTCATTGAACCGAAGCCAAATGTCATCGACTTGCGTATGCGGCGAACTCTGATGCGTCGTGCGCAACAAGTTTTGATTCCACAATTCAGGGCTTCGCGCCAGCGCAGAAAGAAGCGGCATCACGTCGACGCCTTCAGCGATCTTCAGGAAGTTTCTCAAGCGCTATCCTTTACGTATTCGATCCCGCTTATGCTGATCGAGCAGCCGTTACCGTCCGCGTAAAGCTGCGTGCCGGGTTCGAGTTTGTGATTGACCAGCTCAGGGAACTGCGCGGTCGCGCCGGCGCCTATGTTCTTTGACGCGATGCGCGTCGTCCCGTCAGCGGAGCGGCCAGCCGGAACCTTGTAGACGTTGAGCGTCACGACGCCGCCAGTCGGGTTGTTCGCGCTTGCCGCCTGAATAGATGCCGACGTAGCGGTTGCTGCGGTGTACAGGCTAGACGCGGCACCGGTCAGCGTCGCGCCCTTCACCATTTCTTTATATGTTGTTGTCATGCCTTACCCTCGTGCATAGACTGTCTGCGTGCCGACAGGGATCGCAGATGTGAACGTGATCGTCGTTCCGGCGATCGTGTATTGGTCGCTGCCCTGGAATACGCCGTCGAAATGCACCGTGACGGCCGCGGCGTTCGCGTATGCCTTCGATAGCGTCAGGCTCGTCGTTGTCCCAGGCGTGAAACCAGTTCCCGAGACGAATCGATCTTCAACCGTCGCCGTCATCGCGTCGAGCTTCGCCTTGTCCGCACCCGACATGAAGCCGTTCGCCGTTTGCGTAGCGACTGCATGAAGATCCGGCGCGTCCTGTATGCCGTGCGTCGGGACGAACGAATCAGGCTCGCTCTGCGTCACCGCGCCAGCAAGCACAGAAAGCGTCGCCTCGACGTCAGCAATACGCAGCGCGGCCCCGTAATCGACCGGCACCAGCGAGGCGATCTGTTGAGCCACTTCCGACAGTTCCTGAGTCGATCCGCTATCTCCCGATGTGCCGCCAGTTCGATTGAAAAGCGCGATCAGAAGCTGGAACCAGACCATCGAAAGCCGGCCCGTCTTCGGGTCGACCAGCGGCACGCCGACGTCTGGAAAGTTTGTCGGCGTGCTCATGTCCTGGCCCTCGACACATCGACCCATGCGCCGTTAAGCGCAGTCTTGACCGGAGCGGACCATGACAGCTCGAACACGCGATCGCGCGCATAGCCGAGGCGCTGCCATTGAATCGACGTGAGGTATTCGCCAGCCCTGCCAAGCGAGTTTGTTACCGCGTTTCCCCAACTGCGCCCGCGGTCATCTGACCAGCGCAGCCGAATCTCAGGCTCTGCGGAGTCGCCGGGCAGGCCGTTACCGACTTCCATATCCGCGATGAATTGCCGGAACAGGACGCGGTTTCCATCGGCTCCGCTGATGTGCGGGAAGCCTCGAACGCAGAGCAGCGGGTTACCGTTGTCGGTATATGCGTTCTGGTCGAGCGCGTACACCTTGCCGGTTTCCCAATCGCCAACGAGGTTTTGGCCGCCATTGAACGAATAGCAGTTCGCGCGGTGCCGGCTGAATGTGCCGTCTGCCTCCAGATATCCACGCTCAGCCCATTGGCCCGTTGCCGTGTCGAAGCACCACGTCTTATTGGCGGTCGGGAACGTCAGCACGTAGAACGCGTGGCCGCCTTGCAGGTACGAAAAGCCGATCGCGTCGTCTATCCGGCTGTACGTTAGAAACTCCTGCTCCATCGCGTGTGTCGAGATCCGCTCAGCCGCGTAGTTGCGGCCGGCGAAAACAACGCCCTGCCCTTGCAAGTCTTTCCCGACCCAGAACAGCGCGAGATCGATCTTTGCGACCGAGTGCTTCGCAGCGCATCCATGCTCGATGTACACACCCGGCATGCGGCCGAACGTGAAATCTGATGCGCCGGTGTTGTACCAAACTTCGGTTGTCTGCTCGCCGAACAACCAGATTTCACGGTGCATCACCGCAAGCGTTACTAGATTGTCTGCATACGTCGACTTCGACGCGATATCGAGCGAATCGAACGTAATGTCGTTGTATTTCGAGATGTAGAAGTGCTGCGTGCCAGGCTGATTGAACACGAAATAGCCGTCGACATAATCCACGCGATCAGCCCCGTAGAAAGCGGGGTCAGCGCATGGGATCATCACATTGGTTGTGATATCGAGCGTGAATCCGTTCTTGGAACCGTCGACAATGAACGCGTTCGTCCCGTTGTCGACCATCGACACAACGCCCGAAAGCGTGGAAAGCGCGCCGATCTGCGTATAGACGTTCGACGAATCCACGTAGTAGACATTCATGCCGACCACTTCGTAACGCTTGCCATTCGATGCCGTGTAGATGCAACGACTTTCCGCGGCAATGGGCGGCGTCGAAACGAGCGTGAGGCCCGGTGTCGGGTAATACGTGAACTGCGCGGCCGAGTCTTGCGGGTTCTGCTCAGCGTACAAATTGACCGACCGCTGTGCGTTAGCGATGACGCTTTTCGCGGTGTACGCACCGCCAGTCAGAGGAATCCGCATCAGTAATTAGAGCCGCTGTAGATGTTGTAACGCTGCTTCGAGCCGAGGCCGCGAGGCATCGTCATGGACGGGATCTGGCTGTTCATCCGCTTGACGACGCGCTTTGCGTTCATCGCGAGGCCAATTAGCGAACGCTGCGGCTCGATCTGATACGACGGCGCGAGATACAGGCCAAGGTTGTAGCGAATCGCCGCCATGTACTCAGGCGGCAGGTTGATGACTTGCCCGGGTGCCGTGAACTGCGGCAGCGCTTCCATCGTGACGATATGAAGCTGAAACGTGCTGTCCGGGATCGGGTAATACGTCAGGTTTCCAAGCGGGAAAGCCGGGTCGTAATAGGCCCACGCAGGGAACGATTGCAGCCCCTTCAACGCCAGGCGCGAATAGTCCTCCATCGACTCGATAATCCGAACCGGATAATCGATCGGCGTCGAGCTGCCCGCATTGAGCCGCGCATATGCTGCGCTGATCTTGATCGGCCGCTGAACGTTGAAATCACCGCCAGTGCCGATCATGTACGTCTGTTTCCCAGTCGACGGAATCGCCGTGTCGACAAGGTGATAAACAGAGAGGCGTTCGCCCTGCCACTGACCGAGCATCATATTTAGCGTGGCAAGCGCGTCAGCCGTGTCTTCAGCGCTTGCCGCCTGCCCGATACCGAGTGCGCCTATGTCCTTCAGCGCGAGCGTGATGAGGTCAACGGCGGTCGTCATTAAGCAGCCTCTAGTGCGGCCCGGATCTTGTCATCGGACCATCGTTTGTCGATCTTCACGCCCTTCTCTGCCGCGATCTTCAACAGGGCTTCGCGCGTGTCCACGTCGTCAGAGCCGAGCAGTGCGGATTCTTCTTCCGCGTTCTGCACAAGCTGATCGCCAATCCATTTCGGATATGCGGCGAATTCCGGCTTCTGCTCGCGCGGCACAGGCGGCACGTATTCAGGCACCGTGAAGCCGGGAAGCGCGTCTAGTTCGTCCTGGCTGTTGACGATGCGTTGCGCACCATCAGGGCCAGTTGCCCACGCGGGGAATTTTTCGTATGCCATCAGCTCGTCAGGATGAAAAACCCCCGCCGAAGCGGGGGCCGATTGCTGAATCAACACGATCAGCGAACGATACGGCAGGCGAGTTCCGGATACACGGCCGCCCATCCATAAAGGACGTCAATTCTACAAGGAACCGTGTCGGTACCGATCGCGTACTGACGCGAGATACGCATCGAAATGCCCTTGTGCATGCGACGCGCGCCCCATGCGCCGTACTGCGACACGTCCTCAAGGTCCGCGGTCACGAGCGTGAACGCGTCCTTGTGGTACGCGAGGTTCGCGCTGTACTGCGTCGACGGTGCAACATCCCACGTCACAACTGCAGCGTTCGCCGGGCCAGCCGAAACGGTCTGGTACTGCTGGTTGCTTGCCGCGGTGTTGATCGCCGGGAAGATCGACAGCGTTGCGTTGCCCGAGCCGTCAGCCGTTGCCGGTGCGGTCACGGTGAACTTGCGCAGCACGCCGGTCGACTGGCGGTTCTGCGGGTTCACGGCGTAGACGCCTGCGATCTGGAACGTATCGCCCTTCGCGACGGTTGCGGCAGCACCGAGGCCGGTAACGGTCAGCGTCGAGCCAGTTTGACCAGCGCCGGAAACGGTGCCGTTCGTGCGCGTGCCGGACGTGAACACGTTAATGTTCTGGTCCATGCCGATATCGAAGCCGAGCGACGAAGCCTGGAAGATGCCGGATTCGTACTGAGCGCCGATCGAGCGCGACGGATTGAACAGGCCGGATGCGGCCTTGACCATCGATGCGTTCGTTGCCGGGTCCCACACGACCGTGCGGCTGCCATCACGCGGCGTTGCTTCGTTGTCGAGCACGCTGCCAGCGGAAAGCAGCGTTGCGATATCGTTCGGCGTGGTGCCGACCGTGCCGACGTTGTTCGCGACGTTTGCGGCGAGGCCAAGACCGTCGAAATCGATCTTGTTGGCGATGGTCGCCATTGCCGGCTTGATGTAGCGATCAGCGAACTCGTCGACAACCAGCGTGAGTTCTTGCGAGCTGAACGTGAAATCGACGTGGAACTGAGTCGTCAGGCTGATCGGCAGCGACGATTCGTTCACGTTTTCGATGTTCAGGTTCGGGCCGGTCGTACCGACGAAGCGGTTCGGCTTACGCGCGTTGACGGTCGAACCGATCTTCGCGCCGCTCACGGCGAATTCCTTGCTGTATTCGCGGTTTGCGCGCGACGAGAACGTGAGATTGTTCTCCAAGATCATCAGCGATTCGTCGAGGATCTTGGTCGGGGTAAGAAGCGTATTTGCCATCTAAGTAATCAGCCTTTGTTTCGTTTCTTCCAAGCGATGTATTCCGCGGTCGAGGCGAACTCAGCCGGCTCGACAGGCGCAGACTTCCCGCCGACCGGAGTAATCGGTGCGGGCGCTTTGGAAACAGGTTTCGGGGTAGGTGCGCTCGCGCTGACCTTCGCTTCTAGGCGAGCCAGTTCGAGAGCCATTCGCAACGGGGGAAGGGAAAGCACGCGTTCAGCCGTCTCAGGGTCTTGGCCGAGTGCATGAAGCACCTTGTGACCGTGATCCATCGACGTGACGGCTTGCAGAAAGTCGGGCGATGCGCCGCCGAGCATTTGGAACGTGCGCAGGGACGAATCCCACTCCGCCCCAAAGTCACCTTTGCCCGCGTCGAATACCTTGTTGCAAGCCTCGTCGAATCGCTCTTGCTCGATCAGCCGCTTGGCTTCGGATCGGATCTGTTCGGCCGTCATCGGCTGCCCAGTCGTCTCCTGCTGCGGCTGAAGCTCGCGCAATCGCGCTTCGAGTGCTTCTCGCTGGCGTTTCTCTTCGTGTTTCTCGCGCGTCAGTTGGTCGATGCGTCGTTGAACCCAATCGTTTTTGGGCTTTTGCTGCTCTTGCGACTGCTCGACTACCTCAGCGGTTTGCTCTGCGCCCGGTTCAGAGACGACTTCAGCGGGCTGTTGCGCCTGTTCCAACTCCGTAGGCGTGACGTTTTCTTGCGGCAATGCGTTTTCTTCGATTTGCATGGACGAGTCCAAGAGGATTTAGCCCGGTGATGCCGCACCGGTACGGTTTATTGCTGTTGAGCGGGCAACAAAAAACCGCCCGAAGGCGGTTGCTGTTGTGTGGGGTCTTGCGTTTGCGGTGGACTGCCCTCTGGCGCGCCGGTCTGCATCATCTGCATGACGACTTGCGTAGCGACGTGCGCGACGAGTTCAGGATCAAGCGGCTGACCGAGTGCTTGCAGGCGCTTCGTCTCGGCGTCATAGGCCTTGATGTTCGTATCCTGCTGCTCCTTGCCCTGCTGCGCCTGTTGAAGCTGCTGCGTCAAGTGCTCGATCATCTGGCCCATGTGCTGCATCTTCTGCGTGGCGTCCTGCATTTCAGGCGTCGGGCCTTCGCCCAAGATCGCAGGCGGGATCGTGCGGTGCAGACGCTCGGCAACCTCGTCAGCCATCGGGAAGTCAGCAGCCTTGAACAGCAGGTCGCCGGCAACCTTCATCAGCTCTTGATCCTGGCTCATGATCTGCGTGAGCGCGTTGAATGCTTCCTGCCTGCGCGTCTCGTAGTTCGGGCCAACCTCGACGGTCACGTCATAGCGGCCGATGCCAGGGTTGTAGATCAGTTGCACGTCCTTCAGATGGTCGCGCTGGTCCTGCGGCGGTGCGGGCCGTCCATCAGGCGTCGACACCGGATGCGGCTGATTCGGATCGAACTGAGCAAACGTCTCTGTACCGTCCTCGCCCAAGATCCGCACGACTCGTGCCGTGTCGTAAATCTTCGGGATCAGGTCGATCAGCACGCGGCCGGTATAGCGGATCGAGCGAGCAACGTTATCGATGAAGTGATACGTCGCGCGATCGCCCTGACGCTGCCGAGCCTGAATCGCCACGCCAGCTTGAGCGTTCGATTGCTGCCCGAACTGCTCCTGATACTGGCCGGACGACATCATTAGCTCTTGCTGTGCCGTCTGCATGCCTTGCAGGTACGCAGAAGCGCCAACAGGCGGCTGCGAACGTTCCGGGCGGGGGATCTCTGATCCATCCTCGCGCAGGGCGTTGTAGGGCAGATACGGCAGGTTGTCTTTGTTCGCCTGCGCCCACTCGCCCTCATATCCTTCGAACGCCTCTTTCGGCCCGATGTACGGCGTCTTGGTCTGTAGCGCGATGTACTCGACGTTTGCGCTGCTCATGTAGTTGTACATGCGCTGCGCATCTTTCATGCTGCGCGTGTGGCCCTTGCGCTCGACCTTTCCGTCGATGACGATCTCTTCGCCGATGACGCGCACAATCGGGATATACCGACCGGGCCACGGCTTTTCGTCGATGATCGTGTCGCCGGCGAGCAGATACCAGGTGATCTGCGGCGTGCTGACCGTGCGACGCTGGATTGACGCGTCACCCTCAACCCTCTTCTGCTCATCAGGCGGCAGATCGGACAGCATGACCGCGCCAAGCTCAGGATGAGCAACAAGCGTGTCGCTCTTGCTCGTCTTGCGGAAATACTCGCAGACGCGGATCTTGTCCTTGCCGATCCAATCGCCCTTCGATGAGTCATCGCCGAATTGCACGTCGGCAGCCTTCTCGCCCGGATAGGTCGCCTCGAACTCGGCTTTCGTCATCTGCTCGAACGCGAAGCCATACTTCGCGTCTGAGCCGTCTGCGGATTCGATATCCGGATCAAGATAGACCGTTAGCGGGTTCTTTACTCGACGGAGGAAGATTTCCTGATCAAAAGAACCATCGTGGGCGTATTCCGTGACAACACGCCAGTATCCAATGCCACCTTGTACAGCGAACTCAGTGGCAGTGTCATAGACGATTTCTGCGTGGCTGTTGTACTCGATGTGACGAATGATGCCATCGAGGATTTTCGCGATTTCAATGTCTGCATCGCCGTCCACCGGTAACGTCTTGACGCTAGGCTTGTTCTGCTTCGCATCGTTGATGATCTGTAGATTGTGCTGACGCGTCTTGTTGATCGTCAGACACGGCCGCTGATCGCCTTCGCGTGCGTTGCGGATCTGATCGGGCCATTGCCAGCCGTTGTCGGCGTCGCCATTGGCGAACTTCAGGTCTTCAACGAAGCGCTTGCGAAACTCGCTCTCGGCTTCCTCGCAGCGCGCGAAACGCTCTTTCGCTTCGGCAACGATCTTTGCCTTGGGGTCTTCCTGTTTTTTGCGTGCCATTTATGCGAGCCAGCCGCCAGCACCGACAATCGGGCGACGGACAACAGGTTTAGAGGGTTTAGGAGCCTTGCCGGCGCGCCGTGCGCCCTCACAGGCGTATCGCAGCGCGTCGATGACGTGGTTATCCTTGTCTTCGAGAATCGGCAGGATGGCGCCCGTCAACGGGTCTTCCTTGTACTTGTAGAGCGAGAGTTCATCGATCAGATGCTTGCAGCGCGGATGAACAATGATGTCGAACGACTTCAGGAATTCAACGCCCTCTTCCAGCGACTTCGCGCCCTTGATTGCCGGCCGAATCTTCGGAAAGCCGTTCTTCTGCATGTGGCTGATCGTTTCCGGCCGCGCAGAGTCAGCCGTGATCGGCCACTTCTCAGCGTCGGGAACGCTCATGAACAGTTCCGGCAAGTTCACGATCTCGCAGCCGACTTGATACGCCTCGTAATCGACGTAGAGCAGATGCCCTTGAATGTCACAGCGGATCAGCACCGTAGGGTCGACAGAGAAGCCCCAATCCGCACCAAGGCGGAATATGGTTCCTTCCGGTCGCTCGAACTCTTCGACGCGCCAGTTCTTGAACACGCGCGCTTCGCTGTTCTGCTGGTATTGACCTAACCATACGTGCGCGTACTTGTCAGGATCACGCCGCTTGTCGAACTCCATTTCGTCGCGCAGCTCTTGCGGCAGCCACGGGTTGTCTAGGTAGTTCGCTTCAACGACGATCGCGCCAGGCGGCAACTCCGGGCCGCGAAGCAGCATATCTACGGGGTCGGTCGCCTTGCTTGGGTTCCAGCCAAACCACAATTGCGATCCTGGCTTACGGATGGTCGGGCGAAGCATGGTCAGGCTCTTATCGCTGCCGTTCTGCGCTTCCTCGAACCATGCGCGGTCAAAGCCTTCAAGCGACTTGATCGATTCGGCTGTGTGGTTCTGCATGCCCTCGAAGATCGTCACGCCGCCTAGCTTCGAGAGGATGCGCCGATCCTGCACGTCGAAATATGCGCCCGCATTGAACTGCGCAATCTTTCCTTCGAGCAACTTCTTAACGGAGAACTCAAGCGACTTGAGTGTTTCGCGCAGACACACGAAGTCATACTTGCCGCTTACGTTCTCGTCTAGCCACAAATCACCGAAGAAGTGAGACTTGCCAGAGCCGCGGCCACCATGCGCAGCCTTATAGCGTGCGGGTCGACCATCTGGCGCAGTGTCAGCCAGCAGCGGAAGGAAGACTTCAGGCGTCGGTATCTGTAGGACGGACAATTTTTCGCTCGATACTGGTGAATGCAACCGGGCCGCCATCTGCGCCGGTTAGCTCAACACCTTGCGTCGGCTTGCCGTATCCCCGCTCGATGATCGCCATTGCGGCAGACAGACGGTTACGTTCGTTCTCGCCACCGTGCATGATCGAGTCGATTACGGCCAGCGCATCAGGCGTCTTGGCCTTGCATGCGGCGATCAGATCCAGTTCCTCTGCGGTGCGCTTAGGGCGACCGGTCGGGTTTCCTGTTTGCCCCTTCTGGAACGGTCTGCCGCGAGCTTTTGTCGCTGTTTTCTCGCTGTTAGCAGCCATATCAGCACTCGTTAGTTGTTAGATGCGCGCTCACCGGCCCGTATGTGTTGCCGCGGAGCCTATCCGCTGACCAGGAGCGCGCGAAAGGGTTACCTGAATACGCTTCGGATAAAGCCGAACGCCAGAGCCGCGATCCAGAACCACAGAAATGCGCTGATTGCCGCGCCAATGAGCACGAATGGCCCAACGGCAAAGATCGTCAAAAAGGTTCCCATGTCTGCTCCAGTAGGTTGAGAAGATGCCGCACCCGGCGCGCCCTAGAGTTCCCTTGCGGGCGGAGACAGGACGCTTCCACTACCTGCGCGGCTGACGCTGTTTTCCCACCTGCGCCTGGGGTGATGAATTAGTGCGTGATGCCAGCCCGCGCCATGATCGACAGCGCGGCTTCGAACAGCCCCGCGTAGTCGTCCTCGTCGTACTGCTCGGCGCGTCCAATCAGCATCTCTAGCGTCTCGTCGTCGAGTTCCAGATTGCCGGCGTTCACCAGATGGCCGAACGCAACAGCGAGCGCGTCGGCGAGTGTGTCTATGTCTTCGTGCGGGCAGAGCTTGCGCATACAGCCTCCTCGAACATATCCGGCGTGACAATCGTTCTCGCCACCTGGCCGTACTTTGCGTGATACGTGATAGCCACAGCGGCGCGCTCCGATAGCCAGCCGCCGCGCGATGCGTATGCGTCACGAGCTGCAATCGTCGGATGCTGAATGACCGTCATGCCGCTATGCTCTTTTTCCTCGACGTGGTGCCGATGGCCCGTGTGCGCGTATCGCTTCGTCGTCGCGCCCCATACCTTCGGAAACTGAGCGGCAAAGAAGATCGGCAACGCATCATTGCGCTTCATATGGCCGTGATGGAACGCGATCAGCGTTTCGCCGTGCTGGTGGACGTAGTACGGTAATTCCGACTCGATGACCGTCACGCGCGGTTCGTTCTCATACAGCGCCTTGAAAAGCGCCCTGAGCCATATGCTTGACGCGAGATCGTGATTGCCTTCCGCCATCAGTACGACAACGCGCTCATGCTTCTGCAACGCGAAGTCGACGATGCGGCGCAACACACGAAGCGCCGCGGCAACGATCTTCGAGAATCGGCCGTCCTGGTCAAGAATGTGTCCGTTCGTCGGCGTGACCGGAAGCATGCCGTCGCTATGCAGGAAGTCGCCTAGCTGCGCGATCAATCCCGTATTCGCGGCCGGCGCCGAGTTCACCATCTGCTCGAACGCGGCAACCAGCACACGCTCAGCGATTTTCACGTCCCAATCGGCCCCGCCCTCCTTGTGCCATGCGAGCGCGCCAAGGTGACAATCCGTCAGCGTGTAGACGTTACACAGATCGTCTTTCGTCTTCGTCGGCTTTGCCATCGGCTTGACGCGCGGCAGTTCTTTCGCCATCGCAGCGAAAGCCTCGCGCATGATCGCTTCTTGGCGGTCAGCGTCGACGGATGATTTCACCCACTGGCCGCGCGGCTTACCGTCCTCGTCGTAATACGTCGACACGCCCTTGACCATGTAGCCATCAGGAACAGTGCGAGTCATATCGTGTTCGGGGCTATAGCCCGAGCGCGCCGCGCGCTTCTTGAGCGATGCCAGCGCATTACTGATCGTGCCGTGACTCAGGCCAAGTGCGGACGCCGCTTTTCGCTCAGAACCAAACTGCTCGATCGCGTTGATGAATTCGAGTTGCCGCGGCGTCGCCCATGTCTTAAGAGTTGCATCGATCAAGCATCGCCCCCTATACGCTTTAGTGCCGCCTCGCGATCAGCCTTCATCGCGCCAGTAATCAGTCGATGCTTCTCGCTCTCTACGCTGCCCAGTAGCGCCCCGTGCGCGCCCTCTTGATCCAGGCATAGCGCCATTTCTTCAGCGTCCTCCGCGAAGTCCATTGCGAGCATCGCAACAGCCAGCACGCCAAGCGTAGACAGCAGCAACACAAGCGCGACAACGACAAGCGAGACGAGAGACATGGCGGCTCCTATAAGTCTGCGAATGTATTAAATGTGGGCGTGCGAACGCGCAAAGCATCCACGGCGTCGACAGTTTGCAAACAAAACTTGATGTTCTAATACTTGCGAAGTATTATATCTGAACGCAAACGCGGAGACCAACCATGAGCCACTACGAAAATTACGTCCTGAAGCAAGCAGCCGAGACGATCGGCAAGCTGCGCGAGCTGGTGCAGTCCGGTCACATCACCATCGAGAGCGCATGCGCAATCGGCGAAGCGCGCGCCATGCTGCAAATCCTCTCTGACGCACTGGAGGCTCGCAGTGAACGCGCGGTTTAAGTTCAGCCACGATTTCTGGCTCGATCAGGAGGCTGACGCCTACTACAACGAGACAGATGGCGAGGATGACGAAGAACCGGAGGAAGATCCGGATAATGAGTGACTAAGGCCCGCGCGATGCGGGCTTTTTTGTTTGTGCCGCTACTTTCCCGGCTGGTCAAGCGGTGGGGAGCCGCTAGGCGAAAACGAAAAAGCCGCCGCTGATTTCTCTAGCGACGGCCTGCGTGTAAAAAGCCGCTCAACCCTTCCGGGGAGCGGAAACTGCTTTGCAGCAGAAGGAACCGGGAACGCATGAATCCCACGGTGACACAATCATATCAAAACAGTCCAAGTTGTGTCAACCAAAACTTCGCGTGTATTAGTGCGTTCGCCCAACGATCGACAGAAGGGCCGCAATCGCCTCCTGACGCATGTGAACGGGGATGGCGGCGCAGGCCGCGTTGATGAATTCTTGGTCACTCCAGGCGTCAGACGATAACTCGCCATCGAACACCGGCAGAACATTGGCACTATTTGCAGCGACAGCTTGAGCACCGGTCATAATTACCCGCCTTTCTCTTTTGTAGGGGACGCGCTTTCAACTAAGCGACCCCTGAACAATAAGGCTTATCATATGGGTAAGCAACAGGTTTTTGTATCGCTTTGTTGCATTTTGGCAGTATTAGAAGTCAAAATTACTTTGCTCAGACCTAAGTTGTTATTTCTGTAATATTTTTGTCGGCCCCGCTGTCAACCGTTTGCGAGCGGCCTATTTTGAGTGCGCTTTCTCGACAACTGACTCTATCGGCTTTCCTGTGACGATAGCGCCGATCACCTTCATCAGTGCTGCGCGAGTCGCTTCGGGGGAATGTTCGTAGAGGCCGCGGACAGTGTTTAGAACGTCTGCCAGCCCTTCGTCCTGGACTTCTGCGGGCGCCTGATGGTTTGTATCCATCCAGCCTTCTGCGAGGTTCAGCGCGCTTTCTATCCTGCGCGCGAGCTGCGGGCCGATGATCCGACCGTTGCCGCCCTCTTCCTTCTTCCCGCCGTTCTTGATCTGCGACACGTAGATCTGATCCATGCCGAGCCTGTCAGCAAAACGGCGCAGCATCCCCCGATCAGGCTCATTCGGCCAATCCTTGCGAAACTCTTCCTTGAATTGCTCAAAAAGCCAAAGGAAGTTTCGCTGACGAATGCGCTCGATTGTTTCTACGGTCATCTTCGGTTCCTGTGTTTTAGTCGCGGGTTGGCCCCGTCGTGCGCACCTCATGCGCTTTTCACCGGTACGGTCGTATTCCCCTCGCCGTCCTGCTTTTATCGTGTAACTGAATATTGCGACATAAGGCGTCTGAATGCAAGCGTGAACTAAGCAAAAAACTAGAGTTTTCACTAACTTACAGCGTTTTACGCCTACAAATACTGGATACTTGAGGCGCCTTATAATACAATGGAAGCCTTAGACAAACAGGCGAAAGGAGCCGACAAATGGATGCAAACGAGTTCCATCAAAAGCACGGCCGCAAGATCGTCGACCAGGTGCGCGAGAAGCTCGGCATGAGCCTGTGCTCTTGGTATCACATCAAGAATTACGCCCGTCCGGTGACGCCTGACCGCGCAGTGAAGCTCGCTATGGCAAGCGACGAGATCACGGCTGGCGACGGTATGCAGATCGTCGACCTGCTGCGTCTGCGCGATCTGCCGGCGCGCGTCGTTGGCACTGGCAAGGAGTGAGCGTGAACAGCATCTTGGACATCGACTACGAATGGTGGATGACGCCGGAGCAGAAGGCCGCGGCGCGCGCCCACGAGAAGGCGGCGAAGGCAGCGGGCGCCAAGTTTGATCGGCGAATCAAAAAGGCCATCGAAGAAGCCGCACCGTTTATGCGCGAGTGGGGCGACGGGAATGGCGGTGAAATGATGCGCCGAATCGATGAACAGATGTACGCCTCCGGCGCCATCCGCTCAAGAAGCCGGGGGGACGTCTACCAGAAGGCGAAAATCAGCCGAACCCTTGCGAAGGCTGTTTTCGAGCGTGATGCGTACCGGTGCGTCATGTGCAGCTCGCACGTCGATCTCTGCTGCGACCATATCATTTCCGAGCGCGACGGCGGCCCGACGACGCTTGAAAACCTGCAGACGCTTTGCCGCCCCTGCAACAGCACCAAGGGCAAGAAGTCGTTTTCCGTCCTCAAGAGGAACGCAGCATGATCATCCGAGAGCCGCGCCCGGACAGCAACTTCTACATTCTCGACAAGCGGATCAGTGAAGACGAGCGCCTGTCGTGGGCCGCTCGCGGGATGCTCATCTTCCTGCTTGGCAAGCCCGATCATTGGCGCGTCAGCATTGAGGCACTGATCAACTGCACGGCAGGCGCAGGACAGCGCCAGTCCGGTAAAACGGCCGTTTACGCGATCATCAACGAACTCTTGAATGTCGGCTATCTGAGACGCAAGAAGCACGCAGACGGGACGCTCGACTACCTTGTTCGCGAGCGCGCGACCCCCTCCGACCCAAATTCAGGAAACCCAGATTTGGGTAATCCAGATCAGGGAAACCCAGATTTGGGTAATCAACCACTAGTAAGTACTGATTCTAAGCAAGAACCGAGAAAGGCAGTAAAGACTGAAAAGGTCGCTGCGCGCCCCTCCTTACCTGAATGGCTCGATCCTGAGTTATGGGCCGAATGGGAGCAGCATCGCAGGGAGAAGAAAAAGCCGATGACGCCGAGCAGCGCACTGAAGACAATCGAGCAGCTCGCAACCTACCGCGCGCAAGGGGTCGATCTGAAGGCGGCAATCAATCACTCGATTGCGAACGGATATCAGGGTATTTTTCCGCCCAACTCTAAAACATCTGGTGTATCATCTACTAAAACAAAATCGCTTTCTGACATGGACTACAGCGAGAGTTTCTTCTAACCAGAAGTGTTGTACAAAAACAAACAAGGAGCCGGTATGAATGATTTAGTGGCCGCATGGACCGAAGGGGTGATCGCAAAATGAACTGCATCGCTGACGGATTCTGGTTCAAGCTCGGGTCGATCGCCGCTGAGATTGCGGTTGGCGGCGCAATCTTCCTGTCCATCACCATCGCTTACATTGCGCTCGCAATCTTCCTGCAGAGGCGCAAATGAACGCTCCCGCCGAATTCGGCATGTGCGAGAAGCACGGCCAGTTCCATATCAAGTCGATAGCGACGCGCGTCTACACAATCAGGGTCGACCAATGCCCCGCCTGCTGCAAGGAAGACGCAGACCGCGAGGCCGCCGCTAAAGCAGAGAAGGAGCACGCAGAGCGTCAGGCGAAGATCGAAGCGCGTCTGGAGCAAGCTGGTATCCCTGCTCTGTTCCGCGATCGCACGTTTGACAATTACGAGTTCCCGACAAGCGAACAACTGCGCGCACGTAACCGTTTCTATACCTTCGCGCAAAACTTTGACCATCACCTGAAGCGCGGCACCGTCCTAGTCGGCATCGGCAAAGTTGGTACCGGTAAATCTCACCTTGCATGCGCGGCTGCTAACTACCTGATGGCACGCGGTCACACCGTCTACTTTACGTCCACCGCACGCTTGTTTACCAAGATTCGCGGAACATGGTCGCGCAACTCCGAGCTTACCGAAGAACAGATGCTTCGCCAGTTCGAGTCGATCGATTTGATGATTCTCGACGAGATCGGATTGCAGCGCGGCACCGACGACGAGCAACGCACGCTGCACGAGCTGCTAGAGGCGCGCAGGCTCAATTGCAAGCCCACCATCCTGCTGACAAACCTCGACGTACCGAGCCTGAAGGCGTATCTCGGCGAGCGCTTCATGGACCGCCTGAGCGAATCTGGCGTAAGCGTGAAGTTTGATTGGGAGAGCCACCGGCGAGCATCGCGCGACGTGGGCGGCCTTGATTCGGAGGCAGCATGATTCCAGCCCGCATCAGCGATTACCTCAGCACGCAGCCCGAGGGCGCCACCGTTCAGCAGATCGCCGACAGCATCGACATTACGGCTCAGAAGGTGCGCCAGGCACTATCGCGACTTGAAACCAGCGGCAAGGTGAAATGCAACGGCCGCCGCGATAGATCGGGCTGCATTTGGTTTAGCACGCGCGAGGATACGCCGCCAGTGTTTCGAGCGATGGAGACGCTACGGGCGATGCAAGACGCTTGCCGTGCGCGATTGATGGCTAACGAGATGGAGGCGGCATGACATACAGCATCGAAACACATCGTCGCGTGTATGACGACGACAACGGCAACTTCCTGACCATTCGCCCATCGCCCGATTTCCCCGATGGGAATGTGTGCCTGATGACTGAAGGCGAAGAGAAAGAATACTTCGGCGAGATCCGCCTTGATCTGCCAGTAGAGATGATGCGCAAGATCGCCGAAGCGCTGATCGCGGCGTGTGACGAAGCGGAGGCCGCATGAGTCCCGCCCTGTACTGGTGGCTGTTCTTGAACGTCATGGCGCGGGCGTGGTCTATCCCGGCGCCGAAGCCCGAGCAGAAAAAGGAGGAAGCGTGAGGACAGAAATCATCGGCGAGGCCACGCTGTATTTAGGGGATTGTCGCGAGATCCTGCCGACGCTTGATCGCGTCGATTCGGTTATTACCGACCCACCATACGGGATTGGGATTGCAGCAAACCCGGTTCGCCAAAAACACGAAAAGCTAGATTGGGACGCCAAGCCCATCAATAGCGACGACATCAATGCGCTTCTCGCGCTATCCGATCGGCAAGTCATTTGGGGCGGCAACTACTTTCAACTGCCGCCGACGCAGTGCTATTTGGCATGGGACAAGATGCAGCCGGAAAACTTCTCGCTTGCCATGTTCGAGCTTGCATGGTGCAGCTTCCAGAAGCCCGGAAAGATGTTCCGTATGTCTGTCACTTCTTATCCAAAGGAGCACCCAACGCAAAAGCCCGTCGAACTTATGGAGTGGTGCATTAAACAGGCCGGCATGCCGCTGTCCATCCTTGACCCATACATGGGCTCGGGAACCACAGGCGTCGCCGCCGCGCGCATGGGGCGCGAGTTTATCGGCATCGAGCGCGAACCAAAGTATTTCGACATCGCCTGCAAGCGCATCGACGAGGCTCAGCGTCAGGTGTCGTTATTCGAGCCGCCGCCCACAGTCAAGCACGAGCAAACGGGACTGTTTGCGTGAGCAAGCCATTACGCCAATACGAATACAAAGACCCTCTTGAGGTCTTGATAACGCGCGAGGAACGAACATGCAAGGGCTGCGTCTGGAGTGTCGGGAAAATCACGTTCGGGGAACGCTCACTTTGCGCAAAGCTGCGCGTGATGACGAAGCGATGCGCGGAGTACCGCTGTTCGCAAGCATGGAGGCAGCACTATCGTTCGCGCATCTCTGGCGGGCAACGTCAGGAGTAAAGGCGAGCGAGATCAAGGAATTCGTCGGCAAGGAAGGCGGCATGATCCTATCCGCGAGCGAGAAACGGGCGCAGGCGCGGCTGATCCTCGATGTCATAGCCTCGCATACCTCGCTCGATCAACGGGCGCTCCTAGACGCGGAATACGGCGGCGAGAACGGCGAGCGACACGCGGCGATCGGTCGGCTCGAACACCTGTTCGCCGGCATCGTGCGCAATCGGGCCGTCATTCGCCTGATGCTGATGCGCGAGTTCGTGTACGGCGCGCACTACTGCCCTTCCGCGCAGCACATCGCCGACGAGTGCGGAGTAAGCCGAAGCACCGCATACAACGCAGCTACGAAGATCGGGCCGGCGATCGCAGAGCTGCGCCAAGCGACGCACGAGAAGTTACGACCGGCGTTCGAGCGGCGCGGGTGGCTGGCGCGAGAAGAAACGTAGGCGATCGCACAAATATTTGTGCGAAGTCGCTTGCGTTGTTAATACTTCGCGTGTATTATTCACTCATGCGCTGAACGACGCACACCAACCGGAGAGAGGGGAGTGAATCACTACCTGGTTTTCTACGCGATTGCTTACAACGAAGTCGCGCATTACATCATGACCGCGGACGATCTCGCTCAGGCAAAGCGTATCGCCCGAAGCATCTACGGCGATCGGTTCATCAGCCTTATCCGCCACTACTAACAACACCGCGCCCGGTACGCCGGGCCTTACAGGTCGAAACCGCTTCGGCGGTCTGCGCGTAAGGCGCGCACTGATGAGACCACAACAACAAACCAGAAGGAAACGTCGATGAAACCGCAAAACATCTCCCGCAACGGCTTATTACGCCGTCTTGAAGCCTTCCGCCCGCAACAAGCTCCTGTTGCGCGTAAAAATTTGTCTGCAATGGATACACTGGCTGCTTCAGTTCCTAAGTCAGTGTTCATGCAAGAACTGCGCAAGGCCGGCGACGAGCATCTTTGCCCAGTCGCCGAACTGATCGAACTCCATCGACAGGTGCAGATCGCGGAGAAGGTGCCGGACATGTACGCCCTTCTGATGAATTTCGATCTGGAATGGCGTCGCTTTTCATCGATGTTTCCTGAAGCCGCCGCTGATGGCTGGCTCTCCCTCCTTGTGAACCGTGCGCGCGTCCTGCGCGATGAAATCGACGAGATCAGCCATGCGGGCCGCAATTGATTGGGCGATCGCCGCGCTGATCTGCTTCGGCGGCAGCGCTTGGGCGGCACACGAAAACCTGAGGCTGCTGACATGAGCGACTGGCAGCAACAAATCGAATGCGAAGAACAGCAACTTTACGAGCAAGAACGAACAGGAGAAGCAAATGAGCATCGCAACTTTGATTTTGGGCGAGAGCGGAACCGGCAAGTCGACCAGCTTGCGAAATCTCAACCCGGCAGAAACCCTCTTGATCCAAGCGATTAAGAAGCCGTTGCCCTTCCGCGCGAAAGGCTGGTCGTATCGCACGAAGGAAAACCCGGTCGGCAACATCTTCGTTACCGACAAGGCCGACCAGATCATCACGCTGATGAGCAAGACGCAACGAAAGGTCGTCGTGTTCGACGACTGGAATCTGATGATGACAAACGAGTTCATGCGCCGAAGCGCTGAAACGGGGTTCCAGAAGTTCAGCGAGATCGGAAAGAGCGCATGGGACGTGATGATGTCTGCCTCTGTCCTGCCTGACGACGTGCGCGTGTACTTCCTCGGCCATGTGTCGACCGACGAACTCGGCCACGTCCGCGCCCGCACGATCGGCAAGATGCTCGACGAGAAATGCCCGGTCGAGTCGCTTTTCACGATCGTACTTCGAGCGGCGCTCATCAACGGCCAACACATTTTCAGCACGCAAAACAACGGATCCGACACCTGCAAGTCGCCGATCGACATGTTCGCCGATCAGCACATCGACAACGATCTTGCAGCAGTAGACGCGGCTATCACCGACTTTTACGGCATCACCCAACCGGCTACGGCCTAACTCAAAAAGGAAACAAACGACATGTACGCACTGAACAACGAATCCGCACAAGCCGCGCGCAAGGCCGAGCAACGCACCAGCTTTATCGACGAGAAAGGCAAGTATGTTGGCAAGTTCACACGCGCAGAGGACATCACCGCATCGAGCGGAACGCGTGGCATCGCCTTCACCTTCGAGACTGACGACGGGCAGAAGTCGAACTTCTCTATCTACACGATCAAGTCGAACGGCGAAAAGCTCGGCGACTACGGCACGCTCATGGCGATCATGACCGTCCTCGGCGTGCGCGACATCAAGCCGGCAAAAGCCGTGTCGACGGTATGGGACAAGGAAGCCGGCGGCAACGTACAAAAGACGCTGACTCAGTTTCCCGAACTGCTGAACAAGCCGATTGGCGTCCTCTTGGCGATGGAGGAATACGCCAAGAAGCAAAACGGTGTTGAAACTGGCGAGACCGGCTGGAGCGTCCGACTGAATGCCGTGTTCCAGGCTGACACCGAATTGACGGCAGCCGAAATCCTCGACCGGAAGACGAGCCCGGCGAAGCTGCCCTTGCTGGTTGCCGCCCTGCGCGATCGTCCGCTGAAGAAGTCGGCAGGACAACAGCAGTATGCGCCGGCCGGTGGCCCGAGCGACTTCGATGATTCGGGAATCCCGTTCTAACCAACAACGACCGCGCCGCTAGCACGCTCTAGCGGCGCACCAAGGGGAACAAGCATGGAGACATTGAGTGAGTGGCACCCGAGAGAAATTACGCCGGTTCATGTCGGCGTGTACGAAGTGCGAGTGAAGGCAAACGGCAAGATCGTGCGTTGGTTCAGCTACTGGGACGGGAGACGATGGTCGCTTTCCGCATCGACACCAGAGCAAGCGAGCATCTATATGTACACCCGCAGCGATGCAGCAGAGCACGCAGGCGGGTTTGAATGGCGCGGATTGAAGGAGAAAGCAGAATGAAGCGAAGCAAAGAAGAAGACGCGATCATGAGCCGGATCGCGAATCTGGAAACCGAACTGAAACGCCAGAACAAGCTGCTCGAAGAAGAACGCTACCGCAACGCGGGCATCGCGATAGGCGACATAGTGGTGTGCAAAGGCGAGCGGTTCCGCGTGGCCGAGGTGAAGACGTTTAGTTACGGTTCGGTATGGGTAGTCGGCAACGCAAAGAAGAAAGACGGATCTTGGGGCACGGCGCGAAAGGCGCTGTATAGCGACTGGGAAAAGGAGCAAGCATGAATCGCTTAGACAACACCGTACCCGTCATCGCCGTTTCGCTCGATCACATTCGCGAGCAGATCCGCATAGCAGAGATCGACGTTGCGGAAGCCACAATGCGCAGAGACATGCTGCGATTCATCCTGGAGCTGCGCCAGCAGGATGATCCGGTAGAGCAAGCGCACCGCAATCGTACCGCTGCGATCATAGCGAAATTTTATGCGTGAATAATACTCGCCATGCTTTATTTCGTGGCAATATTCTAGAACGGATACGCCCGATGCTTTATGTCTGGCGATGACAAAAAGGAGCCGAGATGGAAACGAAACACACACCTGGGCCGTGGCACGCGGTCGACAACAAACAGTTTTGGGAAATAAGGACGTCGGATTGGGAGCGCAGCGGAGAACAGATCGGCGACGCGTGCGCATCATGCTTCATCGACGGTCATAAAGATAATCCCGTAGCAGAAGCCAATGCGCACCTGATGGCAGCCGCGCCGGATTTGTTCGCGGCCCTGACTGCGCTGATGGGCGATCACGGCGGATCAATCGGCGTATCTCGCACTGATGAGCGAGCGCTGGCGGCACTGGCAGCTATCGCCAAGGCAACCGGAGAGAAAGCATGAGCAACCTTTTCGAGATCGCAGCGGAGTACCGCGCGGACGTAGCAAAGCTGGAAGACCTGGAGCTAGACGATCAAACGTTCCTCGACACGATGGAAGCCATCGGCGGGGATCTGGAAACAAAGGCGATGAATACCGCATTCGCCGCGAAGAATCTCGAAGCAACCGCAGCGCAGATCAAAGAGCACGCGAAAGCGATGGTCGAGCGCGCGAAGGCGCTGGAGAACCGAGCAGAGCGCATCCGCAAGTACCTGCTCGATGGCCTCACGCTGGCGCAGGTGGAAAAGGTGGATACGCCCTACTTCCGCATCAAGATCGCGCTCAATCCGCCGAGCGTGCAGATTGCAGACGAATCGCTGATTCCGGATGCGTACAAAACGGAACCGGAGCCGCCCAAGCCGATGCCGGACAAGAAGCTGATCGCGGCGGCGCTGAAAGATGGATTCGAAGTACCGGGTTGCTCGCTCGTTCGCGGGCGCCGTTTGGATATTAAGTGAGGAAACCATGACGCCAGAACAAAAAATCAAGCACCTGATCCTTATTCGCTACGCGGAACTGAACAAGAAGCCTGCGCCGGAAAACGTCACCGCCGAGAACATCGACGAACTATACGACGAGACGAACGGCGACGACTACGAGCTTCAAGACGCAATCAGCGACGTGCGTTGCAGCGGCGAGGAAACCGGCCTTTCTTGCGACTGGTCGCGCCACTACGAATCTGACGCTGTAGCAGCTAAGGCGCCGGATGGCTCATGGGTCGGCTGGACCTACTGGTACGGCGGCGGCAAGCACGGCGAGCCGGAGGCTATCGACTGGATCGAAGACGCATACGACGTGATCGTGACCGGCGAGAAGACCATCGTCCAGCGCATTTTCGCCAAAGCATAACCGAGAACAACCATGTCCACGTCAATCACGATCTTAGCCAACGGCTACATGGAAATCACCTGTGTCAATCCTGAAGCCGAGCCGCTACGCCGGCATTACGTGATCCGGCGCACGGTCGATTACCGGTCGATCCCTTGGTGCTAGGCGTGGACAGGGACGAATGCTTACGCCGCTTTATGCAGGCAGTGAGAGACGGACGCCGAGGCGACTACGGCAGCTCTAAGGCGATCGTCGAGAGCGTGAGGCAGAGAGGCGGTAACGAGGCCGCCGAGCGGGCGAAGAAGGAAGTTTGGGCCTACATAAAAAGCGAGAAAAAAGCGTGAAATTTGCCTACGCAGACCCGCCCTACCTGGGCTGTTCGCTCAAGTTCTACGGCGATCATCCGTACGCGCAAGTGTACGACTCCACGGAAGGCCATCGGGCGCTAATCGAGCGCCTGTGCGACGAATACAAAGACGGCTGGGCGCTCTCAATGACGAGCGGAAACATGCACGACCTGCTTCCACTCTGCCCTCGCGAGTCTCGAATCATGGCTTGGGTAAAGCCGTTTGCAGCATTCAAGCCGAATGTTGGCGTCGCCTACGCATGGGAACCAGTCATCGTCATGGGCGGCAGGAAGCGCACCCGCCAGCAGGATACGGTACGTGACTGGTGTGCTGTGAATATCACGCTCAAGCGCGGCTTCACCGGAGCGAAGCCGGCCGAATTCGTGTTCTGGCTGATGGACGTGCTGAACGTTCAGGAAGGCGACACGGTAGACGATTTGTTTCCAGGATCTGGCGCGGTGCAAGCAGCCATCGATGCTTACTTCGGCGCGATGACTGGGCATGTGCAAGAGGGGTTATTTGCAGACGAGAACGCATCATGAAATACGCAGCCAAAGCAGACCGCAATCAGCCCGAAGTCGTCGCAGCGTTACGCAAGATCGGCGCGAAGGTTGTACCGACCCACACAGTCGGACAGGGCTTTCCTGATCTTGTCGTTGAATACGAAGGACGCACGTTCCTGCTCGAAATCAAAGACGGAACAAAGCCGCCGAGCGCGCGCAAGCTGACGCCTGCGCAGGAAGAATTTCACGCCGCATGGTCAGGCGAGATTTACGTCGTTGAGACGATCGAGCAAGCGATTGCAGTCACCTGTCAATGGCAGGGCGCATGATGGACAAGCACATCATCATCCTAAACGAGAGCAACCGCCGCTTCGCTATCGGCGCCGTGACGCATCGCCCTGATGGTCACATTCTCACCCTCTCCGAGCCGACACGCACGCTCGACCAGAACGCGAAGCTGTGGCCGATGCTGGCTGACGTATCGCGCCAGGTTAATTGGTACGGCCAGAAGCTGACGCCCGAAAACTGGAAAGACGTCTTCACGGCTTCGCTCAAGGGGCAGAAGGTCGTTCCCGGTATCGACGGCGGATTTGTGGTCTGCGGCCAGCGGACTAGCACGATGGGCAAGAAGCTGTTTTCCGACTTGATCGAACTCATGCATGCATTCGGCGCGCAGCATGGCGTTCGCTGGAGTGCGCCGGCAAGTTACGCGGAGTACGCAGCATGACGGGGAAAGAACAAATCTTATCGCTCCTGCAATCAGGCGCATACACGCGGATCGACATTCAATCTATCGTCAAAATGACGACGGGCGGCACGAACAAGGCGATCAAGCAATTGCGCGATGAACGCCGGGTTTACATCGACGGATGGGAGCGACGCGACGGGCGATCAGGGAACCATCTACCGCTTTATCGAGCAGGCAGAAAGCGCGATGCCGCCCCCCTTCCTCGATTGACAAAATCGGAGACGAGCAAGATCTATCGACGCCGGCATGCGGCGGTTTTGAAGACGCGACGAGCGGCAAGAACGGGGAAGCCGATCAATCCGTTTGCGCAACTTCTGTGGAGCCAGCAATGAAGCATCGAGCCACCAAGCGCGAAAGCGCATACATGGGTCGCGTCGCCGAAATGGCTTGCATCTGCTGCACCCTTCTCGATCGCCATCAGCAGTCTAAGACCGATGTGCATCACATTCGCACCGGGCAAGGTGGCGCGCAGCGAGCGGGGAATTTCCTTGTGCTGCCGCTCTGTCACGACGACTGCCACCAGGGGCCGAACGGCATCCACGGCGACCAGACGTATCTGCGCATCCTGAAATGCACAGAACTTGACCTTTTGAACGCAACGCTCGATCGCCTCAACTCATGAAAAACACAATCAACATCGGCCGTCAGCCGGAAACGATCTCTCCGCACGAGCTGGCAGACGCCATGCAGGCAGGACGCGCCTACTCGCAAGAAGAAGTAATGGGCTTGCTGCCGGGACGCCCACGCGCCTGCGTGCGCGACACGCTGCATTTGATGGTGCAAAAAGGCATGGTATGGCGCAACAACAGCAAGCGCGGCGCGATCACGTTCGAGTTATTGGAAGGTGAGCAACTTCGGGAGGCGATCGACAGCAAGACGAAGCGCGCCGAACCGCCCGCATGGATGAGCAAGAACCTCGTCGGCTACGAGCGATCGCAGAACGGCTTCCGCGATCTGTGTTTACTCGCGCGAAAATAATAC